TGACAATAATACAAGACATGATTGATTCTCTCAGAATTATTCACAACAATCCCAAATTCCACTCAATAAGGAAAAACGAAAGCGGGTTTTACAGTGTTGACAGATTTCAGTTCTCTCTTGATGACCAGCACCTTCAGGACATGGTTGAACAGGCCACAGGTGTCAAGACAGACCCTTCCAAAATAAAATTAAGAATGACCGGTGCTTTCTCCAAGATGACAGACGATGAATATATCGATTCAGTTGCCAACTCAGTGATCAACTCGAGAACCCACGAGAGACCCACACCTCAGCCAAATTCAATTCAACCGAAGATATTGAATGCAGATTTTGAGTCAATGAAATCTGTCAAGGCTAACGTGTCTAGTTACCCAAGAATACTTCAGCTAGGATGCCCCACAATCTGCAGGGAAAAACAGATGACTTTCGAGATGTCAACCTCTGAACTCAGAAAATCAGGAAGATCTGGCGGATATCTTGATTACGTCCTGTCTGCTTTGCAGCGAGAGTCTCTCACAGATGACCACCTGGTCACGCTTTCTATAACCACAGCACAACTTGAAGAGGAACAGAAACAAGGGCCAGGTAGGAAATCATTCATGAAGAAGCACGGATTGAAGTACAAAAGATCAGAACCAAAACACATAGGGCTAAAGACTGAACATATAAGTCACCTTGACGAATTTATTTCCAAACTGAACAACGAAGTGAGTAAAAATTCAACTATCCAGTTGCCAGAACAAGATTTATCAGAATGTGGTGTAAGTGCTTACACAGTCCTGGAAGAGGTAGCTGACATGGTTTCGACGGCTAGTGCCTCAACAATACTCCAATTTTACCAGTCAATTTCCAACGAAATTGTTCTGAACAGCATGAGGCGAAGGAAAACCAGGCAATATGCACTTGGCTACTCAGGTTTCGAAGGTATATACTTCCTTGTTGCACCAGGAACACAACTCAGAACTGAGTCCAATGTTGAGTTCGTGAAAATCATATCATTATCAAGAGGAATTGATAATCAAATGTCAGCCTCCTGGAAAACAACTGGTGATCACTGGGAAAGTGATTGGCTGTCTGTGGACACAGATAGGCTTTCACACTGGCAGAGGGCTTTTGACAGAGTAAGCACTAGCCTCATGGCTAACTCAGAAAGGTTAGTCAGACCAGGTGTGACCATGACGAATGCTGTAGAAACAGAAATAAACAGTGACAACTACATGCTCCTGTCTCTTGTTTACCTTGAAAACAAACAACTGACATCAACAACGAACCAGACCATTAGATACCTTTGGATGAAGTCACTTGGCGATAAGCAGTTCAAAGGATTAATGTCCAAATTTCCACAAAGGATATCATCTGTTCTTCAGTCAGTTATGCTTCAAAAAGCAGTTTCAACATGCTTAAACCTCTGTCAACTAGACTTAACAGAGCTTGTGACTGTACAGAAAATAGTCAGAGACAGTGACACTGGACTTTACGATGAGACAACAACTGGTGTTGCTAACCTGATGCCTAGATTGTTCACATATGGCAATCCTGTTCCTATTGCATACAACCTGAACGAAATATACTGGTGCATGGCCTACAACAAAGACAGGCAGAATAACACTCAAGACGCTATGAACATATTGTCAAAAATTCTCAAAGAGGAAGTCAAATATGAGAATGAGATAGATTCCAGAACCAAACCGCATGAGAAGGTGAACTACCTTTTCGGCACAACAACCATTAGTCAGGACCTTGAACACATTCACAGTGAAAAACCAGAAAGTCATTTCTACAGCCATAAGGCAGTCTCTTGTGGAGTCCGCCTCCAAGATATGCATGAGGAGAACCAAGGTGACAGAGGTAGTTGGTTGAATGCTATGAGGCTGGATTCTATTCTGTCAAAGAATATATCACAATATGCAACTTTTAAAGCTTCTGTCAAGGACATCCAAAGGTACATTGGCAAGAAT